CAGTTGATAAAACTAATCTTACTGCCAGAGCTCAAAAAATTATCAGTAACCCCGATATTGAAAAAATTACTGATAAACAACTAGATTATTTAAAAGACCAAGCTACTAAAAAAACTAAAGCGGGTTCGGAAGCATATTTAGGATTTGTTAATGCTGTAAATGCAGCTAAAAAAGCGCAAGTAGACTACTTTGAGTCTGTACACAAAGCTGAAATCGCCGCATCTAAAGCACCAGGTGGTACTTTTGATTTTAGTGCTGCAGGCATGACTGCTAAAGAATCTGAGCGTGCTCGTCAAAGAGCTGCTGGTGCTAATATTGTGGCTACTGCTACTGAAACTGCAAGCTTAAAAGGATTTAGAGCTAGTTGGTCGGAATTAATTTCTAATATTAAATCTGAACAATTAAGCCCAATCAGATCATTATTTACAGGTATCTCTGCAACCGCTAGTGCAGCAACTGCTAGAATAAGTCAATTTGCTAGTACTATGGGTAATGCTACAATGGTAATAGGAATATTTGTAGGATTAAAACAAGGGCTTGATTTATTTTTAAATACTGCAACAAAAAGAACAGAAGAATTAAATAGCTCTTTGGAAAGTTTAATCTCTGTAAGCAAGACCGCAGAAGATGTATTTACACGTTATGGTAATACCATAACCGTAGATTCTTTAGTTGCTAAATCAAGATCAATAGATAATATTGTAGGAAAATTACAAGAAATACCTAAACAATTAGCAGCACAACAAAGAGATTCTAGTAATTGGGAACATTTTTGGGATGGAATACTTCCAGAATCACTTGGCGGCCAAATAAGAACAAGGACTAGTAAAGTACTTGCAACAGGAATAATAGACGTAATCAATAATTTAGCTACTCCAGAAATGAAAGATAAAGCTAAAGAACAATTACAGGATATATTAGCAATCAGTAAAGTAGATAATAAAAGTGTTACCGAAGGTATTCTCAGAGGAACAACACAAACTAGACAAGCTGCCGTAGAATTAGCTAGAGCTTTAGCTACAGAAATGGAAACTATTTCTGCACCAGCACAAAAAGTACGCGAAGGATTTAAAAGTTTAGAAAAAAGCTATTTAGAATTGCGAAATAGCTTTATTAGTACAGATCTTGGAACAAAATTTAGTATAGAGTTATTAAATCAATTAGATAATGTTAGTAAAGCTTTTGATAATCCTATTACAAAATTAGCAACTTTACGAGACTTATCAAAAGATATGTCTGGCATTAAAATGTTTCCTGCTGAAACTCAACAACAGTTACGTCAAGCAGCAGAACAAATAACAAAAATAGAAGATGAAATTAAATCAGCAGAAGCTGCTAAATCAAAAGCGCAACAAGAGCTTAAAAACCTTACTAACACTAAAAGAACTGTTCCCAATGAAGAAAATTTACCAGTAAGTCAACGGCTTTCAAATAATCTTGCTAGGGTTAGGGGCACGGCTCCACCAACAACAGCAGATACACAAACTGCTGAACTAATGAGGTCCATTAGGGAATTTACGGAACAAATTAGTTTAGGTAATAACAAATTAGCTCAAGTATCTGCGGATACAAAAATTAATTTTGGCGCCGGAATTGAGCGAGCTGTTAAGTATATTGAAGGCCCACTAGTTAGAGCACTTGCACAAGGTAGTATAGATGCGCAAAAAACTTTATTATCAGGATTACCTCGCAGTGAAAAAACAATAGAACTACAAGCACAACTTGATTTACAGTCTATTGCAATTAGACGCGATGAAGTTAAAGCATTAAAAGAGTTAACTGATAGTATAACATTAAAAAGAATTCAAGAAGATAAAGCCGAGATTCAAAAACAATTAAGTACTGGTGATTTAACAAAAAACGAAAAGTCTATTAAAGTAAAACAACTAATTGATTTGGAAAATCAATATAGAGCCGCTTCAGGTAATCTAACAATTAGACAAGCTGCTAAAGAAAGTATTGCGTCAGGTAATGTTGTTAATATTCTTGCAGAACAAACAGGGTTTCAAGCAAAAATGGCCCAATTTGCTAGCCAAGCACAGCAAGTAAAAATTAAAGAAATAATGGATAAAGCTTCTGAAAAATATAATAAACAACGTGATGATTTATCTAAAATAGCAGAAGATCGAGTTGCAGAAAATACTGCACAATATGCATCAGCTGCATTTACAAGTTTAAGTAATGCTGAACAAGAACGAATTAAAGGCGAAAATGAATCAAATCTAAAAAATATTAAAGATCTGATAGCACAAATACCCTTACAAACTGAAATAGCTAGATCCGAAGCTGCAAAAAGTTATGTAGAGGACTCTAAAAGTGGTTTTAATAAGAAACAACAAAGTGCAATAGCAGGCGCTAGTGAGGAAGCTATTGCAAGATCTACTCAGCAATTAACGGCATTAAAAGAAAATCAAAATACTGAACGAGAAACTAACACAATACTTTCTAGTAGAAAAGAAACTTATTTAGAATTAGTAGACGTTACACAAAAAGAAAATTTATTACTAGACGCACGTAAGGCACAATTAATCGCATCTTTTCAAGCTAGTTTAGATATCAATAATAGTAGTAGAGTCGAGTTAGATAGACTAAGATCAATAAGCGCTATTACTGAACAACAATATCTAGATAGAGTACAAGCGTTAACAATATCAAATGCACAGATAGAACGTGATAAAGGTCGTACAGAGATCTTACACACTACTACTAAAGAAATACAAGCTGCTACAGATAAAATAATTGAACAAGGTGCTGAAGATAAAGATGCAAGTAGAGTTCAACTAGCGGGAATTGTGCTTAATCGTGATACACAGTTAAACGCTTTAGACGAAGAATATATTAAACGTAAAAATTTAGCAAATATTGAACGTCAAAATCAAACAGAAATAGCTAAACGTGAAGTAGCTTATAATGACATATTTATACAAGGTATAAATGGAATGGCAGATGCTTTTGTAGAGTTTGCAAAAACAGGCAAACTTAGTTTTAAAGGTTTAATTGATACTATGCTTGCTGACTTGCTTCGCTATGAGCTAAGACAGAATTTAGTATTTGGATATGATAGTATGGGCGGTGCACGAGGTATTATGAGCTTTTTTGGTTTAGCAACAACTAGTCCTGGAAGTGTCGGGGTTAGTTCTCCTATGGGAGCCGTTGATTATGGTCTTAAAGGCGGTAAACTAGCTCAAGGCGGTGTATACGATGCAGGTTTAAGAAAATTTTCAATGGGTGGTGCATTTACTAATTCAATTGTTAATGATCCTACTTTATTTAAATTTGCTCATGGTACTGGTTTAATGGGTGAAGCAGGACCAGAAGCTATTATGCCTCTAAAGCGTGATAACAACGGTAATCTAGGTGTTCGTTCAGGTCAACAAGGTAATGTTGATGTAGTTGTTAACAATTACAGTAATCAGCAAGCAACCACTAAAGAAACCACAGACTCACGAGGAAATCGTCGTATAGAAGTTATCGTTGGTGATATGGTAGCTGGCGAACTTAATCGTGTAGGTTCCACAACACAACAAGCTATGACCGCTAGTTACGGAACGTCGCCTTTATTGGCAAGGAGATAATAAATGGCAGTATTAAGTTGGCCTTCAACACTTCCGCAAGTGCCTCAAAAAGGTTTTACTGAATCTGTTGGAATTAATATTATACGTTCAGCTACTGACGCTGGCCCTGCAAAACAAAGACGCAGGGCTAGTCGTCCTAACGAAATGAACTTATCATTTTTAATGACCACAGCTCAAACACAAATATTAGAAACTTTTATTAAAAATTTACCTACAAATACTCCTGCAGGTATTAGTGGTACTAATCGTTTTATATTTCCACATCCAAGAATACTTAACACAACTATAGAAGTGCGTATTGTTCCTGGCAGTAGCGGTGAATTTTTTAACTTAAGTTATGTAGCTCCTGATTATTACAACACTAGTCTTAAATTTGAAATAATGCCATGAGCAGATTAAACAGTTTATCACAATCAGCTATCAAAGCAATGTTTGCTTCAGAAACTTCTGAAGCTTTAATTTTATTAATTACAATAACTGATCCTACTGATTTAGCTAACCCTATTCGTTTAGCAGATAGCTATATTGGCCGTATTAATTCACTTACTACAGACACAGAAGTAGTTTATGGTGTAACAAGTAATGGTCATGACTATATATTTTTACCATTACAAATTAATTTACCTGGTGAACAAGAAGCCGGTGCTGCACAATGTAGTTTAACACTAAACTTTGTTACCAAAGAAGCAATTCAACTTATTCGTGAAAAACTAACTAGTCCTGTTAGTGTGCAGATTGATTTAGTATTAGCAAGTAGTCCAAACCGTGTTGAAACTAGTTTTTCAGGTTTTAAAATAACAAATGTCAGTTATAATGCAGACCATATAACACTAGATTTAAATATGGTTAGTTTAAGTCGTGAACCTTTTCCAAGCTTTACGTTTACACCAGCCAATTTTCCAGGATTGTTCTAATGAATTATAGTAAATATATTGGATTACCCTATGCTGCAAATGGCAGAGATGAAGGCGGAATAGACTGCTGGGGGTTAGTACGTTTATTTTATAAGCAAGAATATAATATAGATTTACCTAGTTATACTGAAGAATATTCAGGTGCTTATGATAAACGTATTTTAGATTTGATGGATCAATATAAAAATAATTGGTCACAAACAACAGCACCCGAAGTCGGTTCCGTAATTGTATTCAATATATTAGGCGAACCTTTTCACGTTGGCGTGTATATAGGTGAAGACAAGTTTATTCATGCCCGTGATGGTATGGATAGTGTTATAGAATCTGTTAATAGTCCCCGTTGGACTAAGCGTATTGAAGGTTACTATAGTTATACTAAAGAAACTAATAATGTTCAATTAACAGGTAAACCGCATCCTTTCAAACAATTAAAGTATGAAGATATAACAATAGCTGGATCAACTCTTGCTGATGTTTCACAAAATTTAATTAATAAATATAATATTAGCGAACGTTTTGCAGAAAAACTTGTACTATTTTTAGACGGGGTTAAAGTACCAAAATCAGATTGGCAAAGTACCAAGGTACAAAGTGGACAAAATATTGTTTACAAAGTAATACCTGAAGGACAGCAAGGCGTACGTTTATTTGCTATGCTTGCAATAGCTGTTGTAGCTAATGTATATGCACCCGCCGTTGCAGAATTTTTAGGGTTAGGTGAGTATGTAGCTGAAGGCGACGCTGTAGGTACTTTTATAGCTAGTAAAACAGGTACAATTGTTGGAACAATGGCCATTAACATGGCTGGTATGGCACTTATTAATGCTGCTTTTCCAATTCGTCCACAAATTGGTAAAGATGCAGGAAGTGCAGCACCTGTTAATGCTTTTAATGGTGCTGCAAACCAAGCTAATAGGTACGGAGCTATTCCTGTCGTTTTAGGTAAAATGCGTTCAACTGCCGCACTAGGAGCAGTTCCTTATATAGAAACTTTAACTGATACAAGTGTAATGAATTTATCACTTGTTTGGGGTTTTGGACCACTTGATGTTACAGATATT